CGCTCCGTAGCAGCGCTGTAAAACAACAAAGCATCACTACCGTGCTTGTACTCAACAATCCCCCTATACGAAGCAGTCCCACTTGTTCCATCAGCAAAATGAATACTTGAGGAAGTTGATGAAGTTGCATGGATAGTTAATCCAGTATCCCCATTGTTTTGAATGACAAAATCGTCAGCTGCACTATTAACACTACCTGGCGTGTCTGTTCCAACTCCAATACGGCCTGAGCTGTCGATTCTTAGTGCTTCACTTGATGCGATGTCAAAACTAATTGTTTGCCCGGTCGGTGCGCGTAGCACCAGAGGCTTGCTATTTGCAGATGATACTAAAAACGTATCAACAGCTCCAGAGCCAACAAGTCTGTTATATGAACCCAGGGATCCAAATTGCGTAGTTGCATCATCAAAAGTCAATAAAGGTCCACTTGAATCCCGAATATGCAGATTTTGAGAAGGACTCGCCGTTCCAATCCCAACTTTTCCTGAGCTGTCGATAGTTAAATCACCATCCGTAGGCGTGCTTGTACCTGCACCAATCAGTAATTTTCGATCGTTGTGATCGTATGTAATTACGCCATCGACAGCAGTATTGTCGGCAAACAAAATGCGCGACTGAGAAACGCCGTTGTGTGTAAGTAGTTTGAGTTCAACATCACCAGATGAACCTTTTACGACAAGGTTGGAGTCAGCCGACGTCGTTCCAATGCCGACATTGCCCGAGCTATCGATTCTCAGTCGCTCGGCTATAGAAGAGCCATTTGCTTTAGTTTCAAATACTAGACGAGAACCTCTTTGTCCTGATGTACTACCTTCAGCTACTGCCCTAACTGAAGCCATACTTTTGTGGCCTGAGTTTTGGTAATGACCAACAAAGTTAATGTCTCCAATACCACCATTATTTACATTTTGATTATCACCTAATTCAAGATGACCACGCCTACTCCCAGAAGTTTCAATTATCGATAAAACTGTATGAGATGTATCATTACCAATGATGTTTGGGCTGGAAGTTCCAATGCCAACATTGCCCAAGCTATCAATTCGCAATCGTTCCGTCGGGCTGTTTGTGCCGTCCTGTGACGTAGAAAACGTAAGACGGCCAGGCATATCATTAGTGCCAGGCGTACCGTCAACTTCTGCACTAATAAATGCAGCACGATTCAAATCAGTGCCATCAGAGCCTAGAAACTCAATAACACCTAAAGAATCATTGTTGCTGACTGCAGTAACCGCGCCAGTACTAGTACCTCTAGTTTTTCCGAAAACAAATGTTGGCCTACCAGCGTCGTTTGAATTTCTTACGATTGAAAAAGTAGATGTCCCAAAATCTGTTCCTTCAAGTTGCAACTGTGCAGTCGTAGAAACGTCTGTCCTGGCGGTAGTTGTATTAATTAAAAGCCGTCCGCCAATACTGCTGTTGCCAGATCCAACAAAACTCGTTCCGTTCACAGTGCCCGTGAAAGTAGCGCCAGCTAACGGTGCAAGCCCGAGATTGGCAGCAGTAACATCGCCCACGTCGATGTAGGCGTTATTAGCACCATTGCGGATTTTGAGCTTATTGTCGCCCGTGTCGACGTACCACTGGAACGCAAATGTTGTGGCTGGGTCGGTGGCGTTGCTGTTGTTCGACGCAATCGCCGCTAGGGCATTGTTGAGGTCGCTTCTGAATTGCGCGCCAGTAGCGTTTGCGAGACTGTAATCGTGAGTTGCCACAACGAATCTGCCTGATATCGCCTAATTCTACTGCCCACGGCCATAGCCGTTCGCTGAGTAAGTGAAATTGCGGTTGACGTTGTTGTCGCTTGCGTCCAGCACGTCAATGTCAAAGCCTGTGCTGCTGACGTTTGAGACGTTGAACCGCTCGTTAGCGGCTAAGTTTTGCACGACGATGCCCACACTTGGCAAATAAGCGTTAACGCCCCCAAGGTCAGCCGTCCCAACAAAGAACGGCTTTGTAAACGTCACGGATTTAGTGCTGGTCCCACTAGCGATTGCGCCGTTCGACTGGTCAAAGCGTGGCGTCAGCTCAATCTTGTATCCAAGCTCATCAACAAGAATGTTTTCGTCCACCTTGTCGCTAGTTAGCTCTGCCTTGAACTGGAAACCACGGCCTGTAAACGTGCCGCTGCTGAACGGAACCCAATTGCCGTAAGTAGGAGAAGCGCTGCCCGGATCATCATTTGTAGAGCGTACATACAGCTCTGCGTTGACATCATTGACATCATCGCCGTCAATATCAGTCCAGTCATCAATATTTGCTGTGCGGCCATCCATCGTGTCTGACGGCAGAAAGCCTCGTGTTACAAACCTACGCTCCATCTCAACAGCAGAAAGCGCCAACCCCATATCAATTGTGTCGAGGAATATGTATTCCCCAGAGGATTTGATGTCACCAAGGAAATCTATGCTCCCAATGTCGTCTATGTCTCCCACGTCGTCTATTTGCTGAGCACCGTCAAGCGTTAAGGCGTCAAACTCATCGCTGTAAAAAGTATCGACGTGCGTGCCCTGGAACGGCAGTGGTGTTTGCTCGTCTTCCCGGTGATTTTTAACTAAAAGTCTGCCTAGAGCGTCAGGTTGAGAAACGATAACGCTGCTATCCGTAGGGCTTAACCTGCCACCGTCATCTGCAAATTTGACGATGTATTCACCCTCAAGCAATGAAACCACTGCTTCAGTTGAGTTGCCCGCAATCGCAGTAATTAAATCAACGCTATTGCTAAACGTTGCCGAACCATCAGTCTTGCTGCTGTGGCGTATGTGAACTTTACCGCCAACTTTTACGTCAAGATCAACAGCTTCGTCCCAACGCAACCGCGCAGAGTTAGCAGAGATGGAGCCGATGGACAGGTTTTGTACATTTCCCGGAACCGCCGTTTTGCCTACAAGTTCAAACGTGTTTTTGCTGGTTGTGCTTTGCTTCCCTAAGTAGTTGTAAGCAGTAACTTGAGTTTCAAGCGATCCAGTTTTTAAGCCCTTGATTTGTATGGAAGGCGAGGTGGTAACAACCTCCTCATAGTTATTATCATCAAGTTTGTATTTGACCCGATATTCAGAAGTCCTTGCGCGTGTTCCAGCCCAGCTTAAATCAACACCAGTCCTGACAATTCCGTCGTCTTCGTAAAGAAACTCTACAGCAACTACATTAGTAACCGCTTCCGGTACAGCCGACAAATTGGTGATGTCACGCTGCGTAATGTTGAGATTATCTTCAACTGCGTTGTAAATGCTTTCGTTGTATTTAATGGCCGTGACGCCAAAAGCACCGTCTTCGCCTTCAGCTACAGAAACAACACGAAACTGCTGCGCTTGTATGTCGGCTGTTTGAATTAACCAGTTTCCATTAGCGGCAGGGGCTTGGCTAAATGCGTCAGTGACGGTGATCACCGCACCATCAATGGAGTCAATTGACTTTGTTTCTACAAGCCCCGTCGGCATAACTACAGAAATCGTGGGCGACTGTGCAGTATCCACCGAAAGATCAGTGGTGCTGTCAATTGTCACTGCGCTTGTCGTTGCGGAGGCTATACGACCAGCTCGGCGTGTGGCCCCGCGAACAGGGTCGGCAATATCAATCACCATCCCAGGTCGTATGACAATCCCTGAATCAATCCCAATCGAAAATGTGCAAGTTTCTGTTAGCTCTTGTTCGCTAAGAAGCGTCCATTTGCCCAGCCTATTTGCTTGACCTTGCGAATAGCAGCCAACAGCTCTGATGTCTTTATTAATGACCCCGTACTTGCTAACTGCATCATCATCTTCAACGTACTCAAAAGAGACCTCACCCAAGTCGTCATAGTTTTGATAGGCGACAGTCGCGCATGTATGTCGTGACTTTTGCGATGAACCTGAATAGGTAAACAGACCATCGACAACATTTGAAGGCCCAATTAGATACTGCGGGTCGGACGGCTTGTCCTGCAAAAGCACAAGCGATCCGGCGCCGTAGTAGGAGATGCCTCGGAAAATGCTTGTCATCTCTGCGATGACATTGAACACTTCATCGCGGCTGTTTAGGAGCATGTTGCAAGCAAAGCGCACCTCTTCGCCGCCTCTGCCGTCCGAAACAAGCTCATTGCAAAACTGCGATATTGAGAAAAAGTCATAGCGGTCTAGTGACGACTCAGGCACGGAACACCCGTACCGCGTACTGGTAAGCAAGTCAAAGAGACACCAGGCTGGGTCATTCGTCCAAGTTGCCGCTTGGAATGTGCCGTCCCACACCCCAGAATATGTAAGCCGACCTAAATGCGTTGTTGTGTCTACGGTTGCGTTGCTAGGGATGCGTACTTTGATCCCACGGATAAGGTATTTACGTGCCGGAATGTTTTGAAACTGGCGCGAGTCAAAACGCAGGTGACACAATGCGCTGTTTGGATAACGCAGTTTCTCGTCAATAATTTCTGTAAAACTTGACCAGAATGTGCGGCTCTGATTTTTGGTTGTTTGGTTGTCGGCAGTGACACGCACCAGTTTAATATCAACAGGAAACGCTCCAGTGAGCGTGATGATGTGGTCACGCAAATACTGATCGCTGCTTTTGCCACTGATAGTTTTATCACTGCCAACAGTATTGAAACCGCCTCCGTTGTATTGAACTTGGATTCTATAAGTAACAGATGTGCCTACAATGTCACCGTCGTCTTCAATTTTTTGAAGCGCCGGCACTGAAATAGTGATGCGTACACGATCGACATCAGTGTCTGTGACTGTTCTGGTTACGGGCGTGCTGTTTAGTATTTCAACGCCTACACTTTTCTCGCTTTGTGTTCCCTCAAGCGCAGGGATATAAGACTGTGATTGCGTGCCGTTTCGGGTAGTAATTGAAAAGCCGCTAAAATTATTTGACCCACCTGCAGACTCAACCGCAGTTCCATCAAGAAAAATGCCTTTGTTGCCGTCTTCAATGCCGTCAATCTCCCCTTCACTTAAAAGGTCCAGCACAGAAGCAAACTGAACTGACTGCAGGCTGTCGTCGGCTTCCGTTGGTGTGCGACTGCTGCCACCGCCACCGCCACCTTTTCCGCCGCCACCGCCACCACCAGCACCGATGATTTTGCTGCCTAAACCAGCGTTATGAACGCGAACACCGTTGGCGATGAAGGTATGGCGGCCTTCAACCGTCAGGTTGTAAACCGTATGGTCGCCTAGCTCGTCGCGGCTGATAATTGGCCGGAGCTGGTTCAGCGAATCAACAACGCAATCATCAGCTTCAAGCGTTCCAATCTCAACGAACGCGTTGTATTGGTTCAGAACCCAATGGTTAGG